TCTTGGGCATGGTATAGTTCGTGGTGGGTGGTGACTCGATACGAGTCGCGGGTGTAAGCCCAGTGGCACTCTTAGGTGCTGAGCCGCGAACCCTGGATCTCACGGCCCGCTTAGCGCGGGCGGGGATCTTCTTCTTGCTAACCATTTCTATCGTGTTTTAACCGAGCCCCTTCCACACTCGGCTAATAACGGTCAAGCATTTGGCTAACTCAGGGGAATGGCGATACTCTTCGCGGAATTGCATCAATCGGCCAAGCTCGGGGCGAGAGCCTAAGAGTCTGAAGAGACCCTTAGCCCAATTTAATGGGATGGCTCGGTCGCCCACAAAGCGGCTTGAGCAAAACTCGAAGGTTTCACCGCATCGTCGAAACATCTTGACGACTATGCCATATTGCGCGTAGCGCTCAATGGCATTGTCGATCCAGGTTTCAACGGAATCGTCACCCATAGCAATGGCCCAGGTCGCACCAACGATATATGCGAGCATCACTCGCATTCTCGAGTTGGTGGATGAGGTTAGGTATGAACCAGACTTCATGAGACCGGGCTTGGTTTGCTTGTAGAGCTGGCCAGAGGAGGTAGAAAATACAGACCGTGCCAGACACCACACGCGAGCACGTAGTATCTTGGCGAATGCCGAGTCCGAAGAGGCTCCGTTTAACCGGATTCGTGCCTCAACGTCCATCTCAAACATCCACCATTTCACGGACCAATCCCACCCACGGACGTCGGCTTCTGCAGCTTCGGCTAAATGGTGAGCTACCGAGGCGAACAAGCTCGTAGCTTGCTCGTCCAGGCTCAAACCAATCCCTGGTTTAGAGGGGCACTGCAGCCAGTTGGCGATCTCTTTCTCGTTTTGGGTCTGACAGAGCAATCTTTCGATAATCTCGTCGACCACAGAAACGGATGAAATCAACCTCCAACGTCCTTCCTCGGCTTTCTCCACAGAGTGGGGTTCGTTCTTCACGAAGACGCGAACGGGGTCGCACAGACCCCGATCGACCAGTACTTGGGGATCTTCCGCGGGGAGATCAAACTCCATGCTCTCCAGAAGATCCAGCCGTTCCACAACCGCTTGGGCCAAGAGGTGGCCGTGCATGTCACACAACTCGCCCTTGGATTTTGCCAAGCCGGCCCAAGGCAGTCCCGGCGAACTCGTACTGTTTAGGTACGGGAACACAGCGAACACATCCTCGGTTGTCACAGCGTGCCTAGTGCCCCTGAAGCGAACAGGAACCCTCGTGTGAGGGTATTCCTGCTCAATCCGGTCCAGCACCTTATCACGCTCGCCTCGTGAGGGGACGATCCCCTCCAAATATCTCTCACCCTGCAGAAGCAGACTCACTGCCTCTGCGCGTCCCCCTCGGACTGGCCAAACGTAGTCGTTGAGCTCTTGGATCGCGCCTTCTGAAGAATCGAAAGCACAATCTTCTCCTCCTCCGGGGTGATCACCAAGCCCATCGGGCTCTCCGATCCACTCGGTTCCGGACGGTTGCCCCGCTGCTTCAAGGAGCGCCTGGGCTTTCTTTTTCTGGGTTGGGGGCCCGCCTTGGATGGCGTAGCCTCTCCCGCACCAGACGAGTCCGATACCGCCTCCTTCAACACCTGGGCTTTCGGCCCAGGCGATTTTCCCAAGGGTTCGCAGGAAT